AATAAACTCCGATTTTTGTCTAAGTTCCTTGGTTAATATGCGCCCATACGAATTATTTGAAGCGATATTATTGACGCTCTTTGATTGTATGCCCGCTGGCCCAAAGAAGGGTAAGGTTGTCCGACCTACCCCTAAGTTCTTAAAACCTCTCCTTGTCATAGGTTTGTTAGCAATGACAATGAGAGGTTCTAAACGAGTGCGCTCTAGTGGAGGATGGATATCTTGGTTGAAGAATTCATTCCTCTTTGGAGCGTCTGAAGCCGCCCTACGATTGTTCCAATGTTCCCTTTGGCTGTTCTTTTCAAGAGAAAGGATTATCATCATGCAGGGTAAGATTATGGATTATTTCTGTCCTGTTGTCGATCAGGACCGAGTTGTGAAAGAATTTCGACAACTCACCAATAGAAATATCAAGTCTCACTCTTCTCCATATGGTGATCATCCCTCCCAAAACTTGTCAAGAACTTTTGCTAGTAAGAGCATTGAAGCTTTCGCTAGAGGTTGTGATCTGCCGATCTATAGTTACTCTGGATCAGCAGCGGACCTCGGTGCACGTCAGACCATCAGTCATTCTCTGTATCATCAGAATGACCTTAAGATGCGAGTGCGCCGTGACCCAATTCCCCATAAATGTGCAGTTGCCTTGATTGATGTTGATTATTATATAAGTGAAGAGAAATTCGCCGAGCTCTTATCCGGTGATAGAATTCTCATCTTGTATACATATCTCATTGATAAATTGGCAATTATGGACGATGAACACGACGTTAGTTTTAATGACAACGGCGAGCTTGAGAACAATATTCGCGGCGTTCGCAAGTATGTTCATCGTATTTGGAATTGGGATAAGGATACTATCTGTTTTTCTGGAAATAATTGCACAATTTACTGCAAAGTCCACAAGATTGCAGTAGGTGACAACCGCGCTATCGTGCTCATCACTCCTATAAGACGTTTGGGAGCTCTGGCGACAGTTATTGCGACAGACACTATAGAACTAGAGTATGTGTCTCGTTTCAATCCTTGTATTGCTAAGGGCATTCAAGCACTTTATAGTAGGGGTGTTGTCCAAGTGCGACAGAATGGTGTAACGCATGAGCTCACTGCTTCTCAGTATGGTGAGTTACTCGCTGCATACCATCTGAATGGTGACAAGCTCACCACAAACACGGTTGCTACCATTTCCAAATCACAGTATCCTTACTCCTTGAAGACACTGCTTCCTGCGATAGCGGACGCACCTCAGCCAGCCAAAACATTTGGCACTACGATGGTTCGAGGCTATGACGCTGTTTATAAGGGAGTAGATACTATGGATTCTAAGGAGGTAGGTTTTTGCTTCATGGCCCCATTGATTGATTCCAACTTTGTTCCTAATAAAAGTCGAATGAATGATGCTGCTTGTTTAGAAGAGCGGCTGCAAGTATTCATTCGCCGAACGGTTGTTGTGAAAGACTGGTATCGTGTTCGTGCTGCAGAGTTCATTGAACGTCTCGTTTCTATGATAGGTGTTCTTCATCCAGACACACCTGAAGACGTTATTGAAACTCAGACGGGCATTAAAGCCGGTAAATATCGACAAGCGTTTGATCAACCACAGGACAAGCTCTTTAACAGTAGTTTTCAGAAAGCTGAAGGCTATAATGATGTTAAAGCACCACGAAATATTTCAGCTGTAGACACTACCAATGTTGTGCAGTTGCTTCAATTCGTGAATGCTGCTTGCCATGCTACAATGCGGTTTGATTGGTATGCCTTTGGAAAACACCCCCGTGATGTTGCGTTGTTGGTGCATGAATATGTTTCACGTGCTGACTATGTGATTGAAGGTGATTATTCCAAGTTCGACGGTACTCAAACTGAGTTTTGCAGTTGGTTTGTGCAGAGCTTGATGAGCCACCTTTTTCCTGGTTACAAGGAGAAGGTGATAAGGTTGTTGGGTGAGCTTGATAATTCTGAGTTCACTACAACATTTAAGTTCCGGTATTGCACTTTTTACACCAGAAAGTCTGGCAGTGCAGAGACATCTTATGGCAATACGATGCTTAATGTGTTCGTCCATTATTGCTCATTGATGTCTGAAGGTTTGAGTAGTGCTCAAGCATTTTCCAAACTTGGTGTTTTTGGTGGTGATGACAGTGTTGTGGCTCACGTAAAACCTAAAACATTGGAAGATGTTTGTGCCGACCTTGGGTTTAAGTTGAAATCAGTAGTGCGAAGTAGCGGCGATCCCGTCAGCTTTTTGGCCAGGATATATCCTGATGCCTGGTCCTCGCCTTATTGTTTTCACGATCCCTTGAGAGCTCTATCCAAGTTCCACTATAGTCATACTAAACCTAGCATAATTGACAAGAAGTCGCGACTTGACACTCTTTGGCGAAAGAGTATCTCTTTGTACGTGACTGAAGCTGGTACCTTTGTTGGTTTATTGATGCGACATTTTATTCTTTCTGTTGGGAAAGGATTTGTTGACGTTGATGACCCGAATCCAATGAAGCGTGCTGCTATGTCAGGTGTTAAGGCTGGTATCTATGGTGGTCCAGAGTTCATCATTAAGTTTCGCCGAGGCGTTGTTAATGATGTCGTTAATGCTCCAGTACGAGGTGGTGACTGGCCCGAAGACTTCGAGTTGACTTACCGTCGTTGTCTAGAAGGTCGCTGTCCTTGTGCTTGTGAGGCTCTCAAACCTTGCAGGTGTAAACATTGCTTTATTGATCCGTCCTTTGACTATTTCTTGTTCCAAACTGGGTTAGATCCTGGTGTTGTTAGAAAATGGTTAAAGCAGGTGCTCACAGGGAAGGATTTGTTGAATCTTCCGACATTGGTGAGAACTGAACCGACTGTGCAAAATTTTGCTGTTGAGGTTGATGGTCAAATACTTGGAACTCCTGGTGAGCCTCCCCCGCCACCGAAGCTCATATGTTCCCACTTCTTATCAGGTACGTGCAAATACGGGCGTGCTTGTAAGAAACAACATCCTGTGGCTGATTCCTATTGTCTGGATTGGTCGAGAAACAAATGTAAAAACAAACGTTGTTCTAAGAAGCACTTCAGCTTGAACGAATTGGGATTCGTTTATGGTTCCATTCCTATAGGCGTTATTGACGCAGGAGTGGATTACCTTCAAGTGTTGATGCAATGGATAGCCACTTATCGCTTTCCAGTCCCTTTTCTTATAAACACTTTCTTCTATAATGCTGTTGTTCTAAAAAGCAAGTCCATGGAAGATTGGCGAAACAACTTGTATTTCATGACCGTTGTCTTGGCACCATTTCTAGAGGAATGGCATAAATCCCGACAAAAGGATCATATTAGTTTTGGAATCATTGAGTTTCTTTTGAAAATTACAGGGGAAGGTTTTGCACGTCCTGCAATTGCTGTCCCAGCCCTCTGTATGCATATTGGTACTCGTTTTCTTCCAACCCCTTTGGCCCTACTTGTCCATGTTGCGTTTAACTTTACAGCAACAACGCTTAACTTGAGACATGATTAATTAAGATCCTTACCAAAATCCTGTTCTTTACAGG